CAGTCTCTCGACCGAGTATCAGGATGTCGCGAGTGCCGGCAGTGTCACGATTGACGGCGCACTGTCAGCGGCGATTGACTGGATCCAAGGCGCGGTCGAAGTCAAGGTCCTGGCGACGGCCGCCAAAAGCGCGACTGACAGCGGTACGGGCGCCGACGCCAGCAGCGCGGCGGCCGCCGCAACGCCAAGCGATAGCGCGGCAGGCAGCGAGAGCAGCAGTCTCACGGCCAGCCCGAGCCGCACGGAAATCGCGAGCGGCAGTGACGCCAGCGCGGTGGTCGTCGTCATCACGCTCAGTGACGCGGGCAGTCTCAGCGAGAGCGCCAGCGTCGCCAATCTCGGCACCGTCGTCATCACGACCGACGCGGGCAGTCTCAGCGACGCGAGTAGCGTAGCAGCCAGCACGAGCCGCACAGACACTGCTGCCGCGAGTGACGCCAGCAGCGTGCTGGCCAGCCCCAGCCGCGCGGATGCCGCAACCCTCAGCGAGGCCGCGCAGATCGGGGTCGCGCGTACCGAGAGCGGCGCGGGCAGTGAGGTCAGCAGCCTCACGGTCACGCTCAGCCGTACCGACAGTGGTGTGTGGAGTGAGTCTGGCACTGTGTCAGTCGTTATAGTGCTGTATCCCTGGGCGCGCCATACGTTCACGCTTGCGGCCGACGACCTGGCGCGCACGGCCCGGCGCGATACGGTCTTCAGCCTGGTCGCCGACGACCTCAGCCGCACGGCGCGGCGCGATACGACCTTTGCGATAGAGGCATAAATGGCCGCAACGTGGTGCACAACCAAAGCTCAGGGCGCAACCACCGACTACAGCATCCCGCTTGCGAATGGCGACACGATTGCCAGCGCGGCGTGGACGGTCACGGGCGCCACCAAAGTGAGCGAGAGCTTCAGCACCACGGCAGCGTCGGTGCGGGTCTCGGGCGGTAGTGTGGGCACCGTGGCGAAGCTCGTGTGTCATATCGTGGGCGCGTCGGACCTGGAGTACGAGCGCACGATTGAGCTGACCATTCTGGCCGAGTTCGTGGTGGGCGATCCTATGATCAAAGCGCCCGCCGAAGTGCTGGCCGTGCCCGCGCCGACCATCACCGACCTGAACGGCGATACGGTGAGCGGCTACGCCTGGAGCGCGTCAGCCGGTCTCACGGTAGTGAGTGGCTACACGACGACCGCGACCACGCGCATCTCGGGCGGTACGCTGGGCAGGGACTACAGCCTGACGTGTACGCTGACGTTTGCGAGTGGGCAGATATTGCCGTGCGTGATTCTGGTGCAAGTGAGGAAACGGTGACAAAGACACAGCAACAATGGCGCAATCGGATCGTCGGGCATGGCGAAATGCCCGCGAGCGAGTTTCTGGCAAACCCGCTGAACTGGCGTATTCACCCGCAGTTCCAGCAGGAAGCGATGACGGGTGCGCTCAATGAAATTGGCTGGATTGACGAAGTGACGGTGAACACGCGCACCGGGCGGATCGTGGATGGGCATTTGCGCGTCACGCTGGCGCTCCGGGCAGGCGATAACACGCCCGTGCCGTACAAAGAAGTCGATCTATCCGAAGAAGAAGAAGCGCTGGCGCTGGCGTCGAAAGACCCCATTGCGGCGCTGGCCGTAACCGACAACGCGCAGTACCTTGCGTTGCTCGACGGCGTGAGCAGCGGGGAAGCGGCGTTGCAGCAGTTGCTCGACCAAGTGGCGGGGATGGAAGCGGCAGTACCAGATATTGAGTTCAAAGAATATGACGAGTCAGTTGAAAACGATGTTAAATACTGTACCTGCCCGAGCTGCGGCCACAAGTTCCCGCAGTAGCTATCTTGATACCCTTAGCGCGGCGTGGGCGCAGCACCTCGCGCCGCGTGCGGAGAACGCGCCGACCGTCATTAGCACCTTTGCGGGCTGCGGTGGTTCGTCGCTGGGCTACAGCATGGCGGGCTTCCGTGAACTGCTTGCGGTCGAATGGGATCAAAATGCCGTCGATACGTTCCGCCTGAACTTTCCCGATGTGCCGGTGTATCACGGCGATATTGCCGCGCTGTCTGTGGAGGACTGTCTAGCACGCACCGGACTACAGCCGGGCGAGCTTGATGTGTTCGACGGCTCGCCACCATGTCAGGGATTTAGCACGGCGGGCAAGCGCATGATTGACGACCCGCGCAACCAATTGTTTCGTGAGTATGTGCGCCTGCTGCGCGGGCTTCAGCCCAAAGTGTTCGTAATGGAAAATGTATCGGGCATGGTCAAGGGCAAAATGAAGCTGATCTTTGCCGACATTCTGCGCGAGTTGAAAGCATCGGGCTACGTCGTTTCAGCGCGGCTCATGAATGCTATGTATTTTAACGTGCCGCAAAGCCGCGAGCGCATGATCTTTATTGGCGTGCGGGAGGACTTAGGAATCGCGCCGAGCCATCCGAGGGGGCAGCATGCATTGATACCATTCCAGAAGGCCTTAGAAGGTATCGATAATAAGACATATGGCAGGCCGCTTGCCGATATTGCAACAAAAATATGGCAAACCGCGCGGCCGGGACAGTCAGGCAATGATCTTAGCTGGACAGGCGGCAGTTATTTCAGCAGCCAGAAGATCGATCCGTCTAAGCCACTGCCTACCATTCCAAAGGTATTACCGGGTACGGGCGGCTTTATGCACTGGCAAGAACAGCGATCATTGACGATTGAAGAACTAAAGCGGGGCGCAACCTACCCCGATCCGTATCGCTTTACAGGACAGCATACCGAGCAATGGGCCCGTATCGGCAACAGCGTGCCGCCGCTGTTTATGCGCAGTATTGCCGCGCACATCCGGGAGTGCATCCTTCATGCCTAGCCAGCCCAAAGCCGACGCCGCTACCGCTGCGCAGCGCGTGGAAGTCGTGTACCGTATGCTCTTGCAGGGCTGGTCACACCCGCAGATAGTTCAAAATACTTCAAAATCGTGGGGGTGTACGGAGCGGCAGGTCTATAACTATATCGAGAAAGCCCGCAAGCGGATAGACGAAGCGGCGGCGCAGTATCGCGCCGAAGCGTTCAGCGAACACTTGATGGCGCGGCGCGAGTTGCGCAAGGACACCACTGACACCCGGCTCAAACTGGACATCTTGAAGGACGAAGCGCAATTACTCGATCTCTACCCGGCCAAACGGTTGACCGTGGACTGGCGCGAGAAGTTGAAAGCCAATGGCATTAACCCCGAAACAATTAAAGAGCAGGCCATCGCCGCCGCTCTTGCCGCTCTCACCAGCGGAGATGGACGCGATGATGGCGGAGATAGCGCAGGCGGTTGACGCGGCGCTCCTGGCACGCAAGCAGGCGACGAAGGCACCACCCGCGCCGCAGTGGGCACGCGAGAACGCGCAGATCGTGCACCCATCCCGCGGGCGCATTGCGTTTGAGCCGTATTGGTATCAGCGCGACTTCCTGCTGAGCTACGAGCAGCCGCGCCGCATTATTCTCAAGGCGCGCCAGATTGGCTTTAGCCAGGTGTTTGCGCTGGAGGCGCTCTATGCGGCGATCACGGAGCCCGAGCAAATGATCCTGCTCGTGTCGCGCTCGCAAGACTTAGCGGTGAACCTGCTGCGCTACTGCTATCTCACCTATAACAACCTCCGCGAAGCGCCCGCGCTCACCAAGGCGAACGAGAGCGAGCTGGGCACAGCGAACGGCAGCCGGATCAAGTCGATCCCGGCCAACCGCTCGACCGGGCGCGGCTTTGCGGCTAATCGTATCTACCTGGACGAGTTCGCCTACGCCGCCTACGCCGACGACATTTATCAGTCGGTGGCGCCGGCGGTGAGCCAGGGCGGGTCGCTCACGATCGGCTCGACGCCGAATGGTACGGGCAACCTGTTTCACCGCCTGTATGTGGAGGCCGGCGACTTTGCTCGCATGCGCGTGCCATGGTATCGCTGCAAGGCGTACAACCCGGCCGGCTGCGACCCGAGCATTCCCGACGCCACCGCGCAGGCGATTGGCGAAGCGGGCGTGTGGTTCGCCAGCGAGCGCCCGAAGTACACCGCACAGCAGTGGGCGGCCGAGTTCGAATGCGACTTCGTGGGCTCGGGCGTCGCGGTCTTCCAAACGGCGGATATTGAGCGCGCCACGGACGGCGCATGGGGCGAACGGCCACCCGAGCGCGGGCGCGACTACCTGACGAGCGTGGACATTGGCCGGCGGCAGGACGCGACGGTGATCAATACCTTCGACGTGAGCGCTGCACCGTATCAGCGCGTGGCGCATGACCGGCTCGAGCGCGTGCCGTACCCGGTGATCCAGGACGCGATAGCGGCGCGCTGGCGGGCCTATGGCGGGCAGCTCTGGATCGAGTCGAATGGTGTGGGCGATCCCGTGATTGAGAACCTGGACGCGCCCGCGCAGCCGTTTGTCACGACGGCGCGCAGCAAGGTGCAGGCGATCCAGCGCCTGCAATTGTTGCTGGAGCAAGGCCGACTCAAGGCCGACTGGACGCCACAAGAGCGGCGTGAGCTGCTGGGCTATCAGTGGAACGACCGCGAACTGACCCAAGACTGCGTGATGAGTCTGGCGATTGGCGCGGCGCAGCTCGACCATAGCGCGCCCGAGCCCGTCGCAACCTCCTACAGCGTAAGGACATGGTAATGAACGGAACCGACGCCCGCGCCGCCCTGGCCAAGCGCACGCTGCCAGGCCTGAAAGAGAATCGCGCATTTTACGAGGGCGATCACTGGCAGGGCAGCACCGCCTGGATCGGCCCACGGCCGGCGGTGGGCGAAGTCGGCGGCGCCGAGGTGCTGAGCGAGATTCAGCGTGCGCTGATCAGCAAGAACGCGATCCGCGAAGTCGTGACGCGGCACATGGGCGCGGTGGTGGGCCAGGAACCAGCGTGGGGCTTTACGCTGGTACGCGCGCTGGCGGACGGCGAAGAGCCCACGCCCGAGGAGCAGGCGCTGATCGACGAGGCCGAGGCCGCGCTCACCGTGCTGTGGGATACGCGCCGCTTGCACCAGGATCTGCAGCAGGTGGTCTCCATTTTGCTCTACGCCGGGCGCGCCGCGCTGCGCCTATACGTGCCCAGCGGCCTGCTCAACGACGCGGGTGCGGTCGTGGCGCAGACGCTGGCCGACGCACTGGCGGTGCTCTATCTGGACGTACCGAAGCCCGAGCAAGCCGGGCTCGTCACTGACCGCGCCACGCAGCGCCAGACGGGCGTGTATACCTACGCCACCGACGACGGGGCCGAGCGCGTGGAAGTGGTGAGCGGGGATCTCGAGACCGGCGCGACGCTCCATCAGATCAGCGGCGGCGGGAAGGATGAGCACGCGCCACTCCAGCTGGGCGGACGGCGGAACCTACTCGGTCT